CACTGGTGTTGTACCGTTTCTCAAAAAGTTTGAAGCGACTGTCAGATGTTGCACGCAAAATGGCATACGAGGTGGATCCGCGACAGTCCACTTCCCCATCTGGCACCAAGAGATAGAAGATATTATTGTTTTAAAAAATAATAAAGGAACAGAAGATAATCGTGTTCGTAAGCTCGATTACTCTATTCAGTTCAGTAAACTTTTTTATGAGAGGTTCATTAAAAATGAAGAAATCACGCTTTTCTCTCCAAACGATGTGCCTGGACTTTATGATAACTTCGGATTACCTACATTTGATGATCTCTATGTATCTTATGAGAATAATCCATCTATTCCAAAGAAAAGGATCAAAGCTCAAGAACTCATTCTTAATGTTCTTAAAGAAAGGGCAGAAACAGGTAGAATCTACATTATGAATATCGATCATTGTAATTCACATAGTTCTTATAAAGATCAAATTACAATGAGCAACTTGTGTCAAGAAATCACAGAGCCCACTACTCCAATTCAACATATTGATGATGACAATTACTCTGAGATCGCAACTTGCATTCTTTCTGCAATTAATGTTGGGAAGGTAAAGTCTGATGAAGAACTTGAAGAACTTTGTGATCTTACTGTTCGTGCTTTAGATGAGCTAATTGAATATCAAGAGTATCCAGTAAAAGCTGCAGAAAACTTCACGAAGCGTCGCAGATCTTTGGGAATTGGGTATATTGGACTTGCTCATTATCTTGCTAAACTTGGATTTAATTATGATTCGCAAGAAGCATGGGATGCCGTTCATGGTTTATCCGAGAGCTTCCAATATTATCTTTTGAAATCTTCTAATGAACTAGCAAAGGAAAAAGGATACTGTGAATATTTTGGTCGCACGAAATATTCAGATGGAATTCTTCCCATTGACACTTATAAAACAGATGTAGATCAAATTTCATCAATTCCTTACCAGCATGATTGGGAAACTCTTAGGGCATCTATCTTGGAGCACGGTCTCAGGCACTCAACACTGTCCGCACAGATGCCATCGGAGAGCAGTTCCGTTGTGTCAAATGCAACCAATGGAATTGAGCCCCCTCGTGGATTCTTGTCCATTAAGAAGAGTAAAAAAGGACCACTCAAACAGATTGTCCCACAATACCATGGTCTTAAGAACAATTACACTCTTCTATGGGAAATGGAGTCTAATCGTGGTTATATTAATGTTGTTGCTATGATGCAAAAATTCTTCGATCAGGCAATTTCTGGTAATTGGTCATATAACCCAGAAAATTATCCTGATAATGAAGTTCCAGTCTCGGTGATGGCAAATGATTTTCTTACAACTTATAAGTATGGACATAAGACAGCATATTATCAAAATACTTATGACATTAAAACTGATGAAGTTGTAGAAGATCCAAAGCAAGAATTACAATCATTGCTTGATGAAATAGTATCTTCGGATGAAGAATCTTGTGAAAGTTGTACAGTTTAATTTGTTTAAATATCTTATGTGAAAGGAGACTAGTATGCAATTTAAAATTTCTTCAGTAGAGGAATCAAAAACAAACATTAAAGGAATGACAGTATTTAATACCGAAAAAGTAAATACTAAAAAACAACCAATGTTTTTTGGTAAACCACTTGGAGTACAAAGATACGATTCATACAAGTATCCAATTTTTGATAAACTAACAACACAACAATTAGGTTATTTTTGGAGACCTGAAGAGGTCTCTCTCCAAAAGGACCGTGGAGATTATCAAACTCTTCGCCCTGAACAGAAGCATATCTACACTTCCAATTTAAAGTATCAGATTATGCTTGATTCTGTTCAGGGTCGTGGTCCTGGGATGGCATTTATTCCATACTGCTCATTACCTGAATTGGAAGCATGTATGGAGGTATGGGGGTTTATGGAAATGATCCATTCACGCTCATATACTTACATCATTAAAAATGTTTATTCGGATCCATCTGAGGTATTTGATACTATTATTACTGACAGCCGTATTCTAGACCGTGCTAAGAGTGTTACGGAGTCTTATGATGATTTTATACAATCTGCTCAATTCTATGGTACATCAGATTCTTGGATCCACAATTTAGAAGGAGTCACATACGCAAAGGAAACACTTACAGATGTTAAAAGAAAACTCTACAGAGCAATTGCAAATGTTAATATTCTTGAGGGTATTCGCTTCTACATTAGTTTTGCTTGTTCATTCGCTTTTGGTGAGCTCAAGCTCATGGAAGGATCAGCAAAAATCATCTCTCTTATTGCAAGAGATGAAAACCAACATTTAGCTATTACTCAGAATATTCTGAACAAATGGCGCGACGGTGATGATCCAGAAATGAAGCAGATTATGAAAGAGGAGGAAGAGTGGACCTATGCTATGTTTGATCGCGCTGTAAATGAGGAAAAGCGTTGGGCAGACTATCTGTTTAAAGATGGAAGTATGATTGGTCTAAATGATAAACTTCTTCAACAATATATTGAATGGGTCGCAAACCGTAGAATTAAATCTATTGGGCTGAAACCACCTTATGATATTTCTGCAAAGAATAATCCACTTCCTTGGACAGAGCATTGGATTTCTTCTAAAGGACTTCAAGTTGCCCCACAAGAAACGGAAGTCGAAAGTTATGTTGTAGGTGGAATTAAACAGGACATGCAGTCTGACACTTTCTCTAGCTTTACTCTATGATTTTATGGGGAGCATAAGCTCCCTTTTTTAATAAATATATAAAGACAAACAAGAATTTTTTGTATAACAATGTCAAAATATCATTTAACCGAGGCATACGGTAATCTTTACAATCCAAGAACAGCCGATGAGACATTCTATGAGAATTTAAGATTCGTAGATTATCTCATGCAAGAAGAGATTGAGGAAGTCATGGAATCTCTTCTCTGGGAATTTATGGATTATGGTAATAATCTTGATGAATCTTATGGTTTGATCAAAGGTGTATTTTCTGATGATGTGATTCTTGAAGAGGCCATTTTTGAGTCATATGAAACTAGGTACTCAGGTGAAATGGCAAAGCAGGAAGCTAAAAAGAGATCTGCTAAATGGCAAGCTAGAAAATCCGCTGTAACTGGAGCACTCAAACAAGCCAGGGAAACCGTAGGAAAAGTAGCTTCTGGTGTAGGATCTTCTGCTATGGGAGCAATGAGATCTGGTAAAAAGGCTGCTGCTGGCGCATATGATCGTGCTAAGGGTCTTCCTGGTAAAGCTATGGCTGCTCTTAAGAAAGTTACTCGTAAAGGCGCTGCTGCTGCTTCTAAACTCGGTAAAAATATAGAGAAATCTGGTGAGGAAGCTCAAAAGAAAGCACAAACCTCCGCAGCTGGAGCTAGTTATGGTGGGTCTTCTGTTTTGGCTCGTAGTAAAGCTAGAACAGCCGGAATAGAAGCCGCTAGCAAAACTGGATCAAAACGCAGAGCACTTGGCAATCTATTACGGAAAGCTGGAGCATCTGTATATAAGGCAATGTCTGGTTCTTCTTCTGGTTCCTCTTCTGGTTCCTCTTCTGGTTCTTCAACACCAGATAAATCAAAAATGAAAAAATCTAGTCAAGGAATAAGACCATATGGAGTAGGCAAACAAGAAACAGCTTCTGGTAAACCTTATTCAAAACTTTCTAACAAGGAAGCAACTCAGTTTGGAAGCCAACAAAAAGTTGCACAATTAAGAAGGAAAGCTGGATCCCCAGAGGAAAGAGTACCTTCTGGAACTACTGGCGGACGAGGAGAGAAAAAAGAAAGAGGCGGAAGTGTTTATGGTGAAAAAACATTCACTACTGCTTCTGGTCGTCAAGTAACTAGAAATGTTAGAATTCGTGAAGACTATGATTATGAACTTCTAGCACAATATATCCTAGAAGACTTTATCAATGAAGGTTATGCTGATACTTATGAGGATGCACTTGAAATTCTAGAAAATCTTTCAGAAAATTCTATTATAGAACTTACTGAAATGTATCTAGAAGGCTGATCGCCAACAGAAAAGGGAGCCTCGGCTCCCTTTTTTATTATTCAGATTTAATTACTATTCCGTAGATGTTATCTTTTTCAGAACTAAAGAATTTACCTTCTACATTAGTATTGTAATAATCTTCTCTTAAAATTACATCTCGTTTAAATTGTTCCATGGTTTCATAGAAACTCATGGATTTTTTGTGTGGACAAAGATATAATATTTCACGAAGAAATTTATCTTTGCCTAATAACTTTACATCTTCTATCAATTCATCACAAGAACCAAAGTAATCTCTCCAATTACTTTCTTTTTTCTTTCTTCTTCCTGTTTTTCTATCTTTTCTTCTTTCCCAAAAAGTTTTCTTTCCGATATATTTTTTTTGGTTTTCTAGATTGGTGATAAGATATACAAATCCTTCCATGCCATCTGGCACTTCATCAATAACTTTTCCTTTTATGTTCCACACTTGACATTCTCACTATTATGTTTTATTATGATTTGGAATCAAAAAGTATTTATGATCGACGATCAAGACCCAATGGAAAATCTAGTTCTCGATATTAGGGACTGGAGCATCGAAAGATTTTCCAAATTAACTAAAAAGAATCAATTTGAAAATGCAATCGCACTAGAAGAAGAATTTTCTGAGTGGCTATCTTCGGATTTGGATGGCGACATCGAGATCATGACGGTGAATTGACAAATTCTAAATAATCACTTATAATGTAAAATCCCTATTATGAGTAGGGTATTTATTATGAGATTTTGAGTGCGATTAGAGCCGTGGGTACTGCCCTCTGAGAAGAGGGAACTTCTCCTTTACCTATACGGATGTAGAGTTCAATTAAAATTAATGCAATCTATCTTTACAGTAGCCATGTCTCTTGCGGCATCGGTTACAACCACTACGGCATCACTGCCATTCATCAACTATAAGATGCAAGGGACACCGCCTCCTATTATAGGACAAGTGCCCTTTTCTATTATTAAGGAATTTGATCTTGTAGATGAAAAGAAGACAGCAATCCGAGAGGTTGCACCAAAGCCAAAAGAAATACGGCTAATTTGTAAAGGGTGTAATG